ATTATCCCCCGAAGAAATTACACGAGGGTCGGTAGTTGAGGTAACGTCCAAGGACATGTACGCCAACAATCGGCCGTGTCACGGCGGCCTATTTGATCCGCGCATGGGTGTTCTCGACCCAGGACTTATTTGTCCAACGGATGGAATGGATTACATGATGACGCCCGGCTATTTTGGCCACATTCGTCTGGCGAGGCCGGTATTTTATATTCAATATTTAGCCACCGTTTTGAAAATTCTCAGGTGCGTTTGTATGAAATGCAGCAAGCTGCTTATTGATAAAAATCTCCACCGCGAACTTATGAGTTTGCGACCGGACGAACGGTGGACTCACGTATACCAGTTGGCAAGCAAGGTGACCCGGTGCGGAAAAGAGACGGAAGACGGATGCGGTTGTTTGCAGCCGGATAAGAAATACAGAAAGGACGGTCTCGCAAATATATTTGCAGAATGGACCAAGGTGTCACCAGGATCATCGGCGCCCGAACAGGCGGATGTGGGGGCTGAAGGTGGCGCGGGCGCAGGCGCAAGCGCAGGATACGGAAATGGAACAGGTAGGTTGAATATGAAGGTGACACCGGAAATGGTAATTCGAATATTTAAGCGTATATCCAACCAGGATGTTGAGTTCATGGGGTTCAATCCCCAATTCTCGCGCCCCGAATGGATGATCTGTCAAGTGCTCGCAATTCCGCCCCCAGCGGTTCGCCCATCGATCCGGATGGACGGGCAACAGCGCAGCGAAGATGATATCACGCACATTCTGGTAGATATTATAAAAACAAACGACAGTTTGGCCGAGCAGTTGAGAAGGGGTGCAGCAAATACGGGAGACAAACCAGCAGATCCAAGTGTAGTCGATGGATGGCACACACTTTTGCAATACTATGTTGCAACGCAAGTGAATAATAACATTCCAGGAGTTGGACCCGTCGCCCAGCGATCAGGTCGTCCGCTCAAATCCATTCAAGAGCGTCTGAATGGTAAAGCTGGGCGTGTTCGAGGCAATCTCATGGGAAAACGTGTTGACTTTTCGGCGAGGTCGGTAATCACCCCCGATCCAAATATATCCATTCGCGAACTTGGCATTCCGGTTCGAATCGCGAAAAATATTACAAAACCCGTCGTTGTTAACGATATGAATCGCGACTTTCTTATGGCACTCGTAAAGAATCGATCGGAAATTTATCCCGGTGCAAAAATACTGGAAAAAACAAACGGGCAGTCCATTTCTCTTCGATATGCCGACGTTTCCAATATCACGCTTGAAAACGGAGACATTGTGCATCGCCACATGATGGACGGCGACGCCATCCTGTTCAACCGTCAACCATCTTTGCATCGTATGAGCATGATGTGTCACATCGTTCGGATCATGCATACAGGCGACACGTTCCGAATGAATGTTGGTGACACGAAGCCCTACAATGCCGATTTTGATGGCGATGAAATGAATATGCACATGCCCCAAGACGAGGAATCCGAGCTGGAGTTGCGGCATTTGGCGGCAGTACCGTACCAGATAATCAGCCCCGCCAAAAACGAGTCGATCATTGGAATTTTCCAGGACTCGTTGCTGGGAAGTTACTTGTTTACTCGCGAAAAGGTGGACTTTGATCCGTTGAAGGCGATGGGTCTCTTGGTCGGGTATAGCAAAATCAACGGCAACCTGTTTAAATTCAACCGATCAGGCGATGGCTCCAAAAATAAGATTACAAATTTCCAGCTGCTGTCTCAAATCATGCCACCGCTTTCAATGCGTTTCAAAAATGGTCACTATAGTGACGAGCAAGACAAGGCCGACAGCTCCAATCGAATTGTTGAAATAAAGGACGGCCAGTACCTTAGAGGCCAAATCGAAAAAAGCGTCCTTGCCTCGGGTGGAAACGGTCTCATTCAGCGCATTTGCAACGACTTTGGAAACACCGCTTCCGCCGACTTTATCGACAACCTACAAAATATCGTTACGGAATACATGAAGCTTACGGCATACAGTGTGGGAATCAGCGACCTGATGTCCAATCCAAGCACCGTGAAAAATGTGGCCGATACGAAAAATATGAAGAAATCGGAAGTGAAGAACATTATCGACCAAGTGCATTTGGGAATATTCGAAAATAAGACGGGTCGAAGCAACTCAAAAGAATTCGAGACTAAAATCACCAATATTTTGAACAATGCCACCAGCGAATGTGAGAAGATTGTCATGAATACGCTTAACAAGGATAACCGTTTTGGCACCATTGTAAAGTGCGGGTCAAAGGGTACACAGATCAACATTTCTCAAATGATTTCATGCCTTGGTCAGCAGTCGATTGAAGGAGGTCGAATTCCGTACGGTTTGGACGGGAGAACCCTGCCACACTTCACTAAATTCGACGATAGTCCTAGCGCAAGAGGGTTTATTGACAACTCGTTCATTTCAGGGCTTCGGCCTGAAGAGTTGTTCTTTCACGCCATGGCCGGTAGGATTGGTCTTATTGATACTGCAGTCAAAACATCTTCTACGGGCTACATTCAGCGTCGTCTCGTCAAAGGTCTGGAGGATCTCATGGTATGCTACGATATGACAGTCCGCAACAGCAAAGGCCGAATCGTGCAATTTACATACGGCGACGACGGAATCGACACAATCAAAGTGGAACGAGCCACGGTTCCATTCCTTGAAATGTGTACCGAAGAGTTTTATGCGCACTACAGCTTTCCAACATCGGCGCAGGATGCGGGAGTAGAAGCTGCGGGGGGTGGATCGGATAACGCGTTTCAGACCATCTTCACTAGCAGCGCGATTCGCAGAATGAAAACGCAAGTTGCTGAACTGAACACGTATTCGAAACGAATGACACAACATCTCATGAAAGTTCGCGATGAAATTGTCGAGAATGTGTTTCGAAACAGGAACGAAAGTCGCGTTTTCTTGCCGGTTGGAATCCAGTACGTTATTTCGAATATTCAAGGAATGAACATGTTCAACAAAAATTCGATGGTGGATATCACCCCGCTGGAAGCATTTAAAATGGTAGACGAAGCGTATTCCAAGCTGGAGTCGATCACGTATTCTCGGCCGACGCAATTGTTCCGAGCCATGTATTTCTACCACTTGAGTCCTCGCGATTTACTCATGGTGAAACGGTTCAACAAACGCGCGCTCACAATCCTGCTCGAGACCATCGTTGTCCAGTATAAGCGCGCACTTGTTGCACCCGGTGAAATGGTTGGCATGATTGCCGCCCAGAGTATTGGCGAACCCACCACCCAGTTGACGCTGAACACGTTTCATAATGCTGGTGTTGCTAGTAAGGCCAATGTAACTCGCGGTGTGCCGCGCATTGAAGAAATCCTTTCGTTATCCGACAACCCGAAAAACACGTCGGTTACCATTTACGCCAAATCCGACGACGAAACCGATAAGGAACGGGTTCAGGATCTTATTCCGTTTATTGAACACACCCGCCTGGTTGAAATTGTGTCGTCGGTTGAAATTCGTTTCGACCCAAATCCTAAACGAACCATTGTGGAAGAAGACGATCTTACATTGCGGCAATATAATGAATTCGAAAAAATGATTGCAGAATGTCACGCGGAATCGAACGGTGAAGGGGATGAGAGTGGTTCTGCGTCGTCGTCATCGTCGTCGTCGAATGACATTAGTAAATGGGTTGTTCGCCTTGAAATGGACGTACGCTCCATGTTGGACAAACGAATTACGATGAACGATGTGAATTATGCCATCAAAAACGCATACGGCGACACAGTTTCGTGCGTCTTCAGCGACTACAACGCCGATAAATTGGTATTCCGCATTCGACTGGAAAATATGATCAAGAAGGCGTCTGGATCTGGATCTGGATCTGGATCTGCCTCGGGTGGAATGGGAGGTCTTGAAACGACGTCAACGACCGCTGCATCCAAACAGTCATCGCTGGACCAGTCGGATCATATTTATGTGCTCAAGACATTTCGAGATCAGTTGTTGAACAATATTGTGCTTCGAGGTGTGAAGGGTATTGGCGGCATCGTGATGCGAAAAGTGCCCGGCGTTATGCGCCGCGTGGAGGGAAACTATGTAAAGAGCGACATTTGGGTCATGGATACAATGGGAACCAACCTGATGCAGGTTCTCGCGCTCGATACGATCGACACAACTCGCACGATTTCAAATGACATTCAGGAGATATACAGGGTGCTCGGAATTGAAGCGGCTCGAGTTGCGATTATGAATGAGCTGGTAGAGAGTTTCGACGACACGTATATTAACTACCACCATTTGAGCGTGCTATGCGACCGTATGACTGCGAACGAACGCATGATTTCTATCTTCCGCCACGGAATCAACAGCGACAACATTGGCCCCATTGCAAAAGCGTCGTTTGAAGAAACGCCCGAAATGTTTCTCAAGGCGGCGCGTCATGCGGAAGTGGATAACCTTCGCGGCGTTTCGTCCAACGTGATGTGCGGCCAAGAGGGATATTATGGCACAAGCAGTTTCAACGTGCTACTCAATTTGAGATCCATCCAGCCCATCAGTGAAGCGAAGTTGCCTGCAGAAGACGACACGCCCATTCAGAGTTCGCTAGACGCCGTTCAGTACGAAGACGATGCGGTAAATAAAACGCTACTGGTTGCAGACGAGATGGTTGGCGAAATGTGTACTACGACCAAACTAGAAATCGCTGGATCAAATGGGGTCGGCGCAACTCCAAAGAATCTAGGTTCAGTGAGCGAGACGTATAATATGGGATTCTAAATCAATCATCGTACGGTGAAATGAAATGAAATGAAATGAAATGAAATGAAATATAAAGACGCAAATGCGAAAATAAAATTTTTTATTCTGTAAATAAGTATTTAAAGATTAAAAAAATGTTATACTATAAAAATACAATTATTCCAATAAATAACAACTAACTAACCACTTCTGATGCCTCCACCCAGTCAACCAGCTTCTTCATCTTCTTCGTCTTCTTCTTCCCAGTTGAAAACGCAGCAAACTACCGTTCAAGCCGGCGGTGAGACGTATCGTATCCCTACCCAGTTATGCATGCAACATGTTTTTAAGTTGGCGATCGTAGAAGATAAACCGATCATGTTGGACTACTGGACCAGCTCGCTTGACAAGAGTGTCATCATCGGAGTTCGAGAGAATAATGAAAAGCTCCTCGTGAAGAGCGCGGACGAGTATACCAGCCCAATTGCTAAAATATTTAAAGTGGAGACGGAGTACATTATTGTTACGGAAAACTCAATTTATATTGTTGCGTCTGATATTCAAAATAAGCGTATTTCATAATAATAATAATAATAATAATAATAATAATAATAATAATAATAATATAATAATATAATATTAGTAGTTTCCAGTAGCAGCGGTGAATGAGCCGGTAGTTACGGTCTCTACCAGAGATACGTTTGATCTCCCGGCAGTATTTACCGCGTAGATCCTGAAATAATAAGTTGTCTCCGGTTTGATATAAGTAAATGCCAATGACCTATCCCGTAACAGGTTAGACGCTGTATTGAAAAAAGTCCATATTTTGAAATCTCCAGCTGTTTCTGAATATTCCAAAATATATCCGACATGCGATATGTCGGCTCCTCCAATATCATCGCTAACCACATTCGTTTTTGTTCCACCCTTCAAACTTACCCAGTACCATTCAAGTAGAAGATACTGCTCGTCCGTTTCAATAAATTCACCGGTTGATGGAGATATACTAATAACTTTTCTAGACAGTACCGATATATCGATATTTGTAATCCGGTTGGGGATCACAATAATCTTTCCTAATATATCCGGAGTACTAACCACTCCTTCCCTTGTCGGAAAGAGCGAATTTCTGGCAGATACTCTAAAATAATACGGTATTTTTGTTTCGAATACGGGTCGCACGCTACCAGATATCATTGCTGAAGTTGATAAGTTTAACTGGATCGCACCCACTGACTGCGTACTTGTCGCCACATACTCGTAACCAACCCAAGGACCTTGGTCGGTGTTTTTTGATACGCGCACAATATATGACGTGACAGTTGATCCGCCAGCATCATCGATAACAAACGATAGGTTGAATTGCCCGTTCGTTACCGCAACCTTGAGACCTATTGGTTTGCCGACCACCGTATTTGCCCTACCGGTAATTTCATACGGAACCGAAGTGTATGTTCCGTTCAAAGCTGAAATAAGAAACGTATAATACAGGTTGTCACTGTCAAGACCCGAAACCGTGAATTTTGTAAGGGTGGTTGATCCGGAAGATATAACCCGTTTGAGTGGATCGGTTGTTTTATAGTAACTCACGGTATACGCTTGAATTTCGTTCCCACCATCACTTACTGGCGCGTTCCATGCAAGCAATATTATTCCAGCCGTCGTTCCGGAACTTAGTGTAACTCCTGTCACGAGTGATGGTGTATTCAGTGTGTTTACGGAAAGCGTTTCCGAATAGGGTGACGTATAACCATCGCCGGTTACCACATTATTTGCACGAACGCGAACATAGTATGTTGATTTTGTAACAATTGCTAATCTGTTCAGACCGTCTGGGTTGGGGCCGGTGAACCGGTAAGTGTATACTCTTTTTACAGAATCGTAAATTAAATCACTGGTCCCAATTGTCGCATCCATCTTCGTCCAAACGATCTTGTCGGTAGAGTATTCTACATCGTATGATGTAATCGGCGTTCCACCGTCAAATGATGGAGGAGACCATGTTGCAATTATATTCGTCTTGTCAATACTGACGCCATTGATGGTTACAACTGTCGCTGCGGTATCGCCGCTCACATTAAAGTTTACCGGTTTACTTGGAATGAGGAACGTGTTTCCAGACGAAATTGCAGGAAATGTAGATGTAGCGCTCGTGGTAACTGAATAAATTTTTATATAATACAGCGTATTATTTTTGAGGCTATTTATCGTGTAAGTAAGTGTGGTTGCATCAACGTATCCAGTTTGAGAGCCGCCCGTAGTTGCAGACGTCGATGGAATATTGGTCCAATTGGTTCGGTCGGTTGAATACGCCACCAAGTATCCGGTCAACGCACTACCTCCATACAATCCTTTTTCATCTTGGTCTGGTGGCATCCATGTTACGACGAGTGACTTATTTCCACCAACAATGACCACATTGTTTGGTGAAGTTAGAGCTGTAGTTGGAATGCGCGATCGCAGAACTTGCCCCGCCTTGTATTCGTATGTGCGAGTATTACCGTATAATGGAACCTCATCACGCAAACACAACAATCTAGGTGGACCAGGTACGTCGCTTTCAGTAGTGAGTGTGCACTTTTTTTCTGATGATGGGCAAATTAAAACGCCATTGACTTCGGGTAAATTCGCGGTATTTGAATCTGTCAACGTATCCGTTTGACTAGCAAATCCCTTTTTCCGCATCAACGACCCCCTTGACGCGGCGGCAAACCGTTGTTTTTTTGTACTTTGGGTTGTATTTGGCTTGTATTTTAGTATTTCACACTTTCTGCGTTCGCTGATTTCGTCGGGCGTGAACTGGGCCGTATCATATACTGGAGGCTGAAACCTCGACCATAACAATGAACTGTACCGATTTGAAAAACTGTAGTTGCAAACATTTCCATACAGGGATGAAAAATTGGACATTAAATTATATACTTGTCTATAACTTATAACTAACTTATCTATAACTTAGAAATAATAAATAATATTATTTCTAATTTTTAATTCACAAATAACAAATAACAAATAACACGAATAACATTGTCATTATATAACATTGTCATTATATCATTATGGCATCCGCATCCCCATCCCGATATTTGACCCGGCGGTATGCTGCCTCATTGTGTCAGTTGAATGCGTCATGGTAGTTGCGGTGGGAAGCGTCGGTACAAAATAATCCTTTTCTAAAATGCGGGTGCTCAGATTATTCTGAAACGGAATTGCAACGTGTTCTTGCGGATCAAACAACGGATAGTCAGGACGATGCTGTTGCTGATCCCTTAATAACCATGCAGGATGCGTGACGCGACTCTGATCCGTGTACGCGTTCATGGTATCCCTCGAAGGAATCGTCGTGCTTGCAGCCGGAACATCCTTACCTGGAGCGCAATACAAATTATCGAACGTATCGCGATTCAAGTTTCGGGTTAATCCGAATAAATTGTTTTCAATTTCGGTAGCGCCAGTCATTGCATTCCCTCCCCATTTTTGCATGCGAATGTATGGATCTTGCATATAAACTGGGTTTGCCCCATTTCCAGGCGAATCTAATGCATAACGTCCAGCATATGTGGATATTTCAAGGTTCTTAACAATGCGAGCCGGGTCATCGTGAAAGCGTGTAAATGACATTATTGATTTATTTATTTATTGATTTTATTTATATTCAATTATTATTATTATTCTATTATAATTATTTCTTTTATTTTGTTTTGTAGTTCGGTTCGTTTATCAAAGCTCTTAAAGTATAAAAACAATTTAAAATGTTTTTTATAGTTCGGCATATACGATTATAAAAATAAAAATACAATTAGAATTATGACAACGTGCGCGATTTGTCCCAATCCCAAAACACTGACTCAAAATGATTTATTAACTGCAAAACTTTTAACTTTTTTTAAACGAAATGATTTCGAGCCGCTTAAAATCATGTTGGATGTAATTAATGGAGAATCCTCCATTTCTCTCCGTATCATTGACTGGTTTTCGACAAATTATGCTAAAAAGAATTATACGGTGTACACTATTCCCGAAAACGGGTTCAAACCGGAAAGACGATTCAAGGTGTACCTTGATTATAAACTCAACTTGAAAGCGTATTCAAAAAAACGGTTCGACCCTTTTTGCAGATGGGATCGAATTGCTTTTCCATATCTAAACAATTCGTACATACAAACAACCGTAGGGCAACTTAATTTCTTTAAATGGGCGATTGACAACCAAGTTATTCATTATATTGAAGCCAATTATCGCGACATTGAACACGACATGAACAGTAGAAACAGTATATCTAAACGTAAGCCTGGCAGACACGATGAAGAAATGACACTGGAATTAACTTTATCATCATCACCGCATACAAAACGAGTCGACGATGATGATACTGATGGCGGCGGCAAAGATGACGATCTATTATCGCTGTCGTCTACCTCTACAAGAAAAAGGAGAGAGGAGTTGTCCATTTTGGCGAGTAGTTGTATAAAAAAAGAAATGGTGGAAGTGATCGTCACATTTGAATAATAAGTTATTATTCTTTATTCCTTCTCATCAAGATCTTTACCCTGTAACGCCTTTCCGTTTGCTGCTATAGTTGGAGCGATTGCTCCGAACAATTTGCCATCAAAGAGTTTGGAAATGCCGTCCAATCCACCACCGCCCATGATTTGGTCCATAAATCCCTGGGCACTTTTAATAAGCGGTTCCATGTCTTTCATGTTATTCATGAGTACTTTTTGCTGTTCCATTAAATCCTTGGTTTGCGTGGTGAGTCCCTTGACGCCATCCTTTCCAATAATGTTTTGCAAATTGTCATATGCTTGGCCTAGTGTTTGCGCGTAGTCTACGCGATTACCCTTGGACCCGCTTATTTTGGCATATCCGTCATCGTCATCATCCTCCTCATCCTCGTCATCAACTGCAAGTTTATTTTTATTTTTGCTTGCGGAAGCAGAAGCGTTGGAATCGTCCTCGTCGTCTGGATTAGCTTTTTTGCTGGGTTTAAATTTTGCAGGTTTCAGATTTTGCATTCCGGTTTTAACAACTGGTTTATCTTTGGTTTTTTCTGCTGGTTTTTCTGGTTCTGTTTTTTCTGGTTCTGTTTTTTCTGGTTCTGTCATACCCGTAGCGGCCGCAACATCCGGTTCATCAACTGGTGTGGTAGGGGTATCTGCGTCTGCCTTATTATGCACTCCCTCTTTATCTTTATTTTTCAGTCCTTCCTTTCTTCCCAAACTGGATGACATCATACCGCTAGTCCCGGCATAGAAATTGGTAGCAATAATCGAAATAAACAACACGATAATCATATTGCGCGTGAAGTAAATCGATAACAAAAAGGTAAGTATGAAAAACAGGATTGCATCCATGTTTCTCAATGCTAAATATCCAATAATATTGAGTATGGCAATAATTAAAACGGCATACATAACATACGTGTTTTGTAAAATCTCCTTCATTTCTGACCGTAATGTTCCATTTCCGACGCTCATACGACTTAATCTACTGATTGTGGCATTCATCTTTTCAAATTTAATTCGATTTATAATAGAAGTATTTTTTATTTTTAATTATCTAATTTGTTATATATTTTATATTTTATATTTTATATAAAAAATATTAGACTAAAGTTCAAAGTTAAATAAATAACAACACTATAAAACATAAAAATAATACATGTCGCACATTGCAAAAGAGGATAGAGCCCATATGAAACGGCATGCGCTTATTCATTCATTGTACGATGAAATTGAAAACAAAGTAAAAACCCTGTCACATGAAGTAAAAGAAAATCCGGGACTGCGACCAGTCCTGGACCGATACATTGAACATGTAAAATCGAGACAAGACGAGGCTCGCGCCCTTCAGGAATACTTTCATTTTTTATTACAGTCACTTTACACCATAGAGAAAGACAAAGACAAAGACGAGTCTCATCCTGTAGTGCCCGGACCCAAAAAACATTCTCATTCTTCTACTTCTAAAATCATAAAACAATTACAAGTGGATGAAAAGGCTATTCTGTTCGAACTAGATAAATGGACAGAAAAAACAAAAGCGCGATGATCTCAAAATTCCAAACCTAAAACTACAAAATTCAAAAACCCAAAAATCGGTTGTAATGAAATAAAATATTACTAGAACTTATTTAGAAATACTTCATTTATATATTTACGCGTTTCTTTATTTATTCATTATTATGCAACCGGCTGACGATAATACGTGTCCGCTAACTTCGCCCAAGGACGAGTCGTCGACGTCGTCCGATCATAGGTATGTCCTTTTCCCACTCCAGGATGATTCGATCTGGAAAATGTACAAGAAACAGGTGGACTGTTTTTGGCGCGCAGAAGAGATCGACTTGTCTAAAGACTTGGCGCACTGGACGAATGAATTAAATAATGACGAGCGGCATTTTATATCCATGGTTCTCGCGTTTTTTGCAGCAAGCGACGGAATTGTTCTAGAAAATTTAGCAGTTCGCTTCATGAGCGACGTCCAACTTGCAGAAGCGCGTGCATTTTACGGGTTCCAAATTGCCATGGAAAATATTCACAGTGAGGTATACAGTGTTTTAATTGACACGTATGTTACGGATACAATAGAACGAAACAAACTCTTCAACGCGGTTGAAACGTTTCCGTGTATCAAAAAAAAAGCGGACTGGGCAATTCGGTGGATACACGACAAGCGCAGTTCGTTTCAGACACGACTTGTCGCATTTGCGTGTGTGGAAGGAATTTTCTTCTCCGGCGCATTTTGCTCGATTTATTGGATGAAAAAGCGCGGGCTACTGCCCGGACTCACGTTCAGCAATGAACTGATTTCGCGAGATGAAGCGCTACATACCGAGTTTGCGATTTTATTGTACAAAAAAATGGCAAAGACCAAGAAACTTTCTAAGCAAAAAATATATGAAATTGTAAAAGAAGCCGTTTCCATTGAGCAAGAGTTTATTTGCGAAGCGCTTCCATGTCGCCTTATTGGCATGAACGCCAAACTTATGAACCAGTATATCGAATTTGTGGCAGATCGCCTTGTTGTTCAGCTTGGGTATGAAAAAATATACGACTCTACAAACCCGTTTGACTTTATGGAAATGATAAGCATTGAAGGTAAAACAAACTTTTTCGAAAAGCGAGTCGGTGAGTATGCGCTGGCAGATAAACGTATTGACTCATCCACGTTCACGTTTGGCGAAGACGGGTTTTAGTTTTACCGCAAGCGCGACGCATATTTTTTACTTTGTCTAATGTAGACATCATTTTTGTGATGTGTAATTGCAAGAATGCATGATAGTAGTACGAATATCGTAAATGCCGCCGTAGCTATTGCAAGTTCAAATATAGACACCGTCATAATTGACTATAGTTTAACTATTATAATCAGTTACAATTTGTTTAACTCGATTTGGTAAATGCATTTTTCATCATGTATACTCGTGCATGCTCATTTCGATTTCGAAAATTCGATGACGCTAATGGCATTTGTGGCGGCGCCACTGGCAGTTGTGCGTGTGACCGTGGCTGTGACTGTTGTGACTGTGACCTTTTCATACTAGGTAGATTCAAGCCAAACGTTTCTTTAACAAGCGGTGAAATATCAATTTTAGTATCTGTGACAATATTTTGCGATTCAATCCTCACACTTGACGCGTCGGTTTGAATATCAAAATGATGGACGTCTACGCCGCAGTCACCGGTATCTGTAACATTATTATTGTAATCAAATTTTAAATTTTTAATGGTAAACAGTGTTTCCGTGACGCTGTTGAATTTTGTTAAGTACGCTTCTTTTCGACAAATATTTCGCATTGATCCGTCGTAGATCTGCAAAATGTTCATGTCGCCGATTTTAAAAAAGTTGCTTCGGTCTACATATACTCCGTTTTGAATTGCTCGGTCATAAATGCAATTGTCTTCACATCCCCACCCCCAAAAATTCGGAAATCCGCCAATTCTCTCAAAATCGGCACCGGTTATCGAAAATATTCCACCAAGCGCAAAAGTAAACCCGTAAAAGTGTTTTATGGTTCCGTGCGTTGTTCCGTAGTTCAATACGTTTTTCTTGTACGGGATTGTGTCTACGTCGTTAAATACAAACGTAATGTCGCGATAATGCAACGGGTACTTGTATTTTATGGCTAAAAAACCAATGTTTTTCATAGCTCCGCGATTAAAGGGTCGCGTATCTTTTTGCTCGACAAAGTAAATGGCATAGTCTTTATTTTTAACATGGTCCGCCATAACAACCCGGTTCATGTATTCCGAAAAAAAATATTTATGTTCCACTCGGTCACGATATGGCACAATAAAAATAATGCTCGGAGGTTCATCCATCATGTATGTGTGTATGTACGAATGAGTACGATTGAAATGATTTAATTTAAATAATAATAATAAAAATATTTTTAGGTTTAATAGGTTTTCATAGGTTTCATCATAAATACGAATAAGAATAATTTTATCAAATAATCAAATAATTAAATATAATAATAATAATAACACAATAATACAATACAAATAAATACTTAATTCATTAGTTGAAACAAATGAGTGCATTAGGGTCAACTTTTTCAAATTATCTTAAGTTATGTGCTAGAATCTCTCCTTTTTTCCTCGTTTTATTTTTTGTACTTATCGCATTTTTTGATGGAAATTATGGTATAAAGGGGTTTCTATACTTGGGATGCGTTCTGCTGCTATCCGTGAGCGTGATAGTTATTGCAAACAGTATAGCAAGCGGTGGTGACGGCATTACAAACACTCACCCAATTTGTCGCATGTTTGATTTTCCGTACGGTGACTCGGCCGGGTATAATCCTTACCTAAACAGCGCAATTATCGCATTCACATTTGTCTACATGCTTATTCCGATGTCACAAAATGATTCATACAATGTTGAACTTCTTATGCTCATTTCGGTTTTATATTTTGTGGACATGTTTATGTCGTCACCGCTAGGACACAGGTGTACCAGCTGGGCCGGTATCGTACTCGGCACTCTCTTTGGTATGTTTGCCGCGGGACTAATTGTGGCGTTTATAATTTCGTCCGATAACCAGTCTCTTCTCTTTTTTAATGAACTCAAAAGCAACAGCGTGGTCTGCAAACGACCGGCGAAACAAACATTTAAATGCGCTGTAACAAAAAATGGTCAGATTTTAAGCGGTTATAAACAATCGTGATCCATGAAAACATGATGAAAATAAGAGATTTCAAGAGGTTTCAAGAGATTTTAGTTTTCAGAATAACACATTAATTATTATTATTATTTAGGTTAGTTAATTTAATAAATAATAATTAAATAATAATATTAATAGTAGTAATACTTCATTTCTATAAAGATAAGATATAACATTAAGATCAAAATATCAGATTAAGACATGGAACTTGCAATTCCTATTTTAGCCATCGGATCGGCGTTCATTCTCTCGAATAATAAGAATAAGAATGACAATAATCCAACAACTTCTTCTTCGAATTCCAACGGATACAGCACCTGGTTGAACAATAAACAAAACGGATCTTCTGCCTCTACCACTATCGCAACAAAACCCAACAAACTTGACGAAGGATATGAAAACATGGGCAATCGACAGCGACTTCCTAATTTAAATATTATGCCGGACAATTATCCGGTTCAAAAATCGTTTTCGGTGGGAACCGATATCAACGCATACAATAACCCAAATTATGCAATGGATCGATACTACAATGACGACCTTGCCAAAAAATTAGAAACGGAGGGAAATCAATTTGGCGATAAATACGCGTCGACGGGCGAGTTCATCTCCTTGTCCGGAAGTAAAGTTGCCAGCAGTGACTTTAATCATAACAACATGGTGCCGTTTTTTGGAAGTAAGATGCGCGGATTTACGACTGGAGCTAACGTATACGAAACCCTCTTTGATAATAAAACGGGAAGCGGATCTCAACAAATTCGAAAACGGGAGCGCGCGCCGTTGTTTGCCCCTCAAAATCAAATGAACAATGTGCACGGAATGCAAAACAACAACGACTTTATACAGTCGCGCATGATGCCGTCTACTAAAATATCGAATGTTAAGCCGTGGGAAGAGGAACGCGTTGCGCCGGGTCTCGATAAAGGGTTCAACGGTTCGGCAGGTGCAGGATACAATAGCGCATTAGAAGCGCGAGAAAAATGGACCGACCGCGGTGTTGACGAATTGCGCGTATTGACCAATCCCAAACAAACGTTCAGTTTAGATGGACATCAAGGTCCGGCGAATTCATCGATCAAAGAATATGCAAATTCCACCCATTTAGGAAAATTCGAGAAGAATTTACCCGATACGTATTTTGTAAACACCCCAGACAGATGGTTTACAACCACCGGCCAAGAAAAAGCGCCAACCTTGCGTGCAGCTGAAGTTGAACGAGACGTTAACCGCACTACTACTAGCGCCGAGTACTATGGTGTGAATTCGAATGTGGGTGGAAATAACACGTACGCTCCGAAAACATATGAGGAAACTAAACGTCAAGAATACGATGGAACCCCGATGATTAACCCGTACCAAGCCCAAAAGAATGCGGCAACGAAGGGCGATTTTGGTCACGAATCATATACCCTACCGCACAATAACCGCACTTCAGTGCGTCCGCAAGAGATGGGCGGAGTCTACGGAATTGTGCGCGCAATTGTTGCGCCCGTGATCGATGCTCTACGACCGTCAAGGAAAGAAAATGTAACTGGAAATCCACGGCTATACGGAAATGCCGAATCCGTCGTACCTGCTGGAACCATATTTAATCCTGCTGACCGGTTGCCAACTACTGTGAAAGAAACCACCCTTGGACTGGGTTCAATGGAACATTTGAATATTAACCGCCAGGGAACTGCAGTTGGGTCATACGGCAACGGACGAACCGAACAAGTATTGAACTCGACCCAGCGCCAAAGCACGAGCGTTGAGTACCTGGGCACATCGGGTGGAGCCGCAACCCGGGCCGGCGTTCCCTTGTACAATGCGGCCTACAATCAGCAGCATAATGTGAACAAATCGTACGAGGCGCGTACCAATCACGGCAGTATGGCGCTACTTGGTACCGAAACCAATATTTCAGTTGCCAAGATTGAAAGTGATCGTAATAATAATCGACTGTGGATCCCATCGAATGCCCCGTCCCAGATTCCAAGTGCAGATATGTACGGTCAAATGAGTATGCCGCAGTCGTATGACATGAATATCGGGACCGAACGCATCGATCCATCCATTT